GAGGCGATGCGGATTATATCCGAAGGGATACAGAGCGAGGGGGGAGTGGCCAACGCTGCGATTGCCGAAGCGGCGGATAGGTTGCAGGAGCAGGACTATTTTATCAAGCGATTGCTTGATGTGGGTGATGAGCTTTGTGTTTGCGCTGATCAGTTTGGATATACGTCTGCCGAGGAGCCTCGGTGGATTTCGCGCGCTGATAAAGCGGTTTACTCATGGAATAAAATCAAGGAATCCAAGCCATGAATAATAAACCAAACGACGGCGGACCAGCGTTCCCTGCCACATGCACCGCAGCGGGCATTCCGATTGCAGTGTGTTATCCGCCGAGTCAGGTATCGGGAATGTCCCTCCGCGACTGGTTCGCGGGGCAGGCTTTTGCTTCATTACGCATTGACTACTTTGGAGCAAAAGGCGCGGCCGAGAGTGCATACGAAATCGCCGACGCCATGCTCGCCGAGCGGGAAAGGAATACGACGTGAGCGTTCCTCAATACGCCAAACATCATCGACCAGATAGCAGACCAGCGTGATGAACTGCGTGATGAAAACGTCAGGTTGAAAGCCCACATCAAGCGGCTGGAGNANGCTCTCCGCCGNGATGATATGTACAATCTTCTTAATAATTGCGACGAAGCCTACCGTTGGTACAAAGTGAATGAATCCAAGCCATGAATCACACACCTAGAACGGATGAGGCCATTGTCACCAACGAAGAGGGACCGTGGGTCAGTGCCGCATTCGCTCGAACTCTGGAGAATGAGTTGGACGCAGCAACCGAGCGCATCAAATTGCTTGAGAACGGATTGATCAAAATGGCGCTCAATAAATTGAATCCACCAAGAGGATTTCCCTATGAACAAAAGCAGCAAAACAACTGATAAAATCAAGACCGTCCGGCATACGTTTCCTTGTGTTGAATCGGTGCGTCGAGTTCCGCTATCCGGTGGTCGAGCGGTCACGGTATGGCGCGACAGGACAGCAGACCCGATCAAGGCCGGGTACGACGACGAGGACATCGTGATGAGTTGCATCGCTGGCGCCGGCGACGACCTGGACATGATCTGTCAGTTGGCCAAGCTCAAGGGGGTAAAGGCTGTCGAGATCAACTGGCCGGGTGGAACAGGGGCTATCATCCGTAACTGAACAACATCATGGAAGACATCGTTGCAGACACAATCAATGAGCGCGGCAAGATATACGGTGAACCGCACCTGAGCCATTCCAACATCGGGTTGGCTTGGGCAGGACTCATCCAACAGTATTACGGAATCAAACTGCCAGGTCCGATGCCATCGCATCTGGTCGAGTTGATGATGGTGGCATTCAAGATCAATCGCAGCGTCCGGGTATTCCATCCTGATAACTATGTGGACCTCCGGGCATACGCAGATTTCGCGGAACACGCACAGAAAAACCCAGGTCAAGAGTANAAACCAAAAGCATGAAATACATCAAACGAACNATCAANTGGACCNTTGTAAGAGAGAAAGAACCACTGTTCGATGAACTTGCAACGGACATCGAGATCACGGACGAAGCAGCTGGTGAATTTGTTGAAGTCAAACAACACGTCGAAGGAAACGGAAAAATCCAGATCGACCCAGAAGAGTGGCCGGCAATCAGGGAAGCAATCGATTGTGCGGTGAAACTTTGCAGGAAATAATACACATGAAAGAAAAAACCAAAAGCACAGTGATCACAATCGACGCGACCATCCATGAAGAGATGCGAAAGTATTGTGTCGAGAACGGCATTAAGATNGGGTTCTTTGCCAGCCAAGCGTTGCGGGTGGCAATGATTGGAAAGACTCCAGAGGTCAAGGTCGAGTCNGNCGAGTAGTATAAACATCCCGGTCGTCTCGAATGGCGACCGGGATTCAATCTTCTAAAATTATGAATCTGAGAGAGTACCAAAAGAAAGCAGTTGAGTGGGCCACCAAGTCCGATGGTTTGATCATAGCTCCTGCCGGTAGCGGCAAGACCTGGATAGCGGCATCNATCATCAAGCATTATCACAAGCTGAATCCCGATTGGCTGTTTGGNTGGACCGCTCCGACGATCGAGACGTGTCAGCAGGGNCGNGTATCACTAAGTGTTGCAGGGATTCCTGATGGAGTTGTGGATATCCGGTGTCCGCATGAGTCGGTGGACTTCAGCAAGAAGAACCTGCTCATCGTTGACGAATGCAAACATAGCCCCGCCGTCAGTTGGAAGCGCATCATCGAGTCGTGCCAAGGACTTCGATACGGATTCGATGCGACCCCTTGGAGCGATGATGATGATCGGAACAAGGTCACCCGGTCGTTGTTCCGGGATTCAATCTACGAGATCTCTCGAAGCGACATCGGAGATTCATTGGCCGACGCCTACCTGGAGATCAGCGACGCCACCGACCTGAACATCCAGACCAAGATCGACGACAACATCGACCGGCTGTTCCAAGCTCGTCGCAGGTATATGCGGATCAGCGATGAAGACCTGAAGAAGATGTGCGCTTGGGAATCGCTGGTGGACATCGGTATCTGCCAGAACGCGAAGAGGAACCGGTACGCGGTGCAGTATGCTCTGGACCATCTGGACATGCAGACACTCATCCTGATCCCGCGTATCACGCTTGGAGAGCAGTACGAGGCGAGCATACCGAACTCTCGCTTGGTGCATTCCAAGATCGGGAAGAAGGACAGGCGATCGTACATGGAAGAGTTCAAGGCCGGCAATCTCAGGACCATGATCGCCACCTCATTGGCCGACGAAGGACTGGATCTTCCCAACGTCGAACTGCTCATCATGGTGAGCGGCGGTCGGTCATCGCAGAAGACCATCCAGAGGGCGAGCCGCGCGCTGCGTAAAACAGAAACAAAAAACTGTGCGACAATCGTGGACTTTTCGGACAAGTTCCATCCTATCGGAGCGTTCCATGCTAAGAAGAGGATGAAGAGCTACCGTGAACTTGGCTGTATATTTATTACAAAATGAGCGAATCAACGACGAACGAAACAACCGCGACACCAACCGAGAACGTGGTTTACTTGATCGGCGAGCTACGAGCGATCAGTCGAAAGACCGAGACAAAGACAGGGGCATTGATGGTCAGGAGATCCATCTCGATTGCTCGTCACTGGACTGATATCGAAGGCCGGTTCCATGAAGACTACGACGAGTTCGAGTTGTCGTCATGGGGTCAGGTCGCAGAAAAGATTCTTGATATCGGCAACGGCGCGTTGGTCCGCGTCAAAGGCCGGGTCAAAGTTGAGAAGTGGAGCGAAGGCGGAGATACAAAAAGTGCGGTACGCATCGCGGCGGAAAACGTCACGGTGCTGTGTTTCTAAAAGGAGCGAATGAAAAAACAAATCGTAGCGTGTGATCCAGGTGTCGGTGGCGGATTTGCCATCAATACCCCGGACGGAATCATCCTGATGGCGATGCCTGAATCATTGCCCGACATCCATCAGATCCTCATCGGGTTCAAGATGGCGGAATCTCAGTTCTGGGTGGAGAAGGTTCCAAAGTTCGTGTGCAAGCTGACGCCTGCTGCGAGCGTGGCGACCCTGCATGAGAACTACGGCATCGTCCAAGGACTAGCGTACTCTCAAGGATACGGACTGCACCGGGTCGAGCCGAAGATCTGGCAGGAACCGCTTGGTCTTGGTGGACGGAAATCGTGTTCGACCAGTGCAGAGTGGAAGCGGAAGCTGCGCGCAAAGGCCCAAGAACTGTATCCACATCTCGACGTGACGCTTAAAAACTCAGACGCATTGCTCATCCTTCACCACGCCCTCGGCGGTGGTCGCTAAAAACAACAAAATGAAAAACGATATCTCCCATCGACAGTTCTTGAAAGATGCACCCAAACTTATCGACTATGCGATCATTCGCGGCTGGATGAGCAGGCCGAAGCCAAAGCAAGACGCTGATGGCACCTGTTCTACGGACGCGATTTCCCATCTCGATGACGATGAAATTCAGGAACCTAGCAAACAGCGCAGTAGAAGTTGAACTCATATCAGATGATGTGGAGATACTGATAGGTGAGACCAAGTGGCCCGGCGTGGCTTATATCCAAGATGGAAAACGAAAGATACACGTCACCACTAGAGCCAGGTTCAAATCAAGGTTCGTGCCGATAGATGCGACACCCTGATCTATACATAGATGCACAGAGCAAGCTCTTTGCGAAGTTTCAGACGCGCTCCATACGCATACATCATTGGAGCAAGTACCTGATGACACCCAAAGAGCTTGCTCTCCTTTTCGGAAAGCTGGAGAAATCAAATTCTGTTCTTCGAGAGATAGCCAAGACCGATCTTGGCAAAAGCGGAGAACTAGCGCGCAAACAACTTGGAATCGAATGAATCAATCAAATGTGGACCGCGCGAGAGCGTGGTTGAGGAACACCCCTGGAGCCGTCACCGGGCAGAACGGTCATGGAGCGACCTTCGCCGTCGCAACTGCGCTCATACACGGTTTTGAGCTATCGCATGGAGACGCGGAAGCATTGTTCAACGAGTACAACGCGAAATGCGTTCCACCGTGGAAACCGCACGAACTGGCCCACAAGCTAGTCGAGGCGTCGAAGGTGGCACACGATAAGCCGAGAGGATGGCTCTTGTCCGCGCAGAGCGGCACGCCTGTATCGACCACCGGCAAGTTCATCGTCAAAAGACCGACCCAACCGGTTCCGGTTCCTGCAAAGCGATTCTCCATCGCTGACTTCCTCAAGGCGTGCTTTGAACCGGATGAAGTGGTCTGCATCTGCAACGACATCATCTGCGACGAGGCTGGCAACGGAAGGCCGGGGTCGAAGGGTACGTTCCTGACCCGCGACAACTGGATATCCAAGCACTTCACGGATCCCATCAGCTCGATGTGGACGAGCCAGGAGAGCCGTGGCTCCTATGTCCGGGTCAACCCGTGCAGCGACGAGAGCGGATCCGATTCTGGCGTCTCAGCGTATCGCCATGTCCTCGTTGAGATGGACGAGAAGACCAAGGACGAACAATGGACCGTCCTCAGTGAATCCAAGTTGCCGATGTCCGTGGTCATCGATTCAGGCGGCAAGAGCCTGCATGGATGGGTCAGGGTCGATGCAGCGGACAAAGCGGAATGGACAGAGCGTCGAGACATCGTTTATCGACACCTCGAAGCCATTGGCATCGACCCGAAGAACAAGAACGCGAGTCGGTTCTCTCGTCTTGCCGGCGCGATGCGTGATGGCAAGGAGCAGAAGTTGCTGGCCATCAATGTCGGGTCGATCACTTGGGAAGCGTTCACCGACTACTGGAGTCTCAGGACATGCCTCAGGAGTTCACGCTCCAGAGCATCCTCGATTACGACCCGGAGAACGACCCCGACAATCTCATAGGAGATCGATGGCTTAGGCGTGGTTCATCGCTCCTGTTCGTCGGACAGAGCGGTTGCGGCAAAAGTTCGATGGTGCTTTATCAAGGACTGAAGTGGGCAATGGGTGAAGATTGGTTCGGCGTGCAACCTGTGCGGCGGTTGAAGGTGGCGTTCGTCCAGGCCGAGAACGACATCGCGGACCAGCATGACAGCCTCAAGGGAGCGGCGAAGATGGTGTTCGGTACCCAGAACTGGGCCGATGGATTGAAGAGCGCCGACATGCTGTTCTTTCGCGAGACGGTACGTACCGGCGCAGACTTCGCCACAATGCTCCGTAGGATGATCAGGAAGACCAAGGTGGACATCGTGTACGTCGATCCGTTGTTGTCGTACATAGGCGGGAACCCTGCGGACATCGAGGTATGCGCGAACTTCACCCGCCATCTGCTTCAGCCGATCATGATCGAGACAGGAGTAATCATCGTCCTGGTGCATCACTTCCCCAAGCCAAAGGGCAAGGACGAGAAACCCGAGAGCGTGGCAGACATGGCCTACTCTGGCTTTGGTTCATCCGACCTGACCAATTGGGCGAGAGAGGTCATCGTGATGAAAGAGATCGGGTTCAATCATCCCAGGCAATTTGTTCTTGGGATGGCGAAGAGGTCTGAGCGATCCGGGATGAAGGACAAAGAAGGGAACAAGTGCGGATCGATCATCATCCAGCGAGGAGTTGGAACCGTGTCATGGGACTACGCTCCGCCCGAGGTCTTCAAGGTGGATAAAGCTGCTGGCAAGAAACCTTGGAAAGGAAAGTTCAATAAATACTAATTATGAATGAGTTGTTCAGCTTTCCAATATCTCTTAAGCCTCGTGATCATTTGACTGTGCTACCTGTCTCAGTCATTGAAATTAGTGCATCTACAAATGGAATACGTGAAGAGTCTGGACATGATAATGAGTCCAGCCGTAACGGATTCAGTCAATTTCCACATGAGATAGCGGAAACATGCGCCCAGCTATTTCTTCGTGATTGCAAACACATTGCGGACCCTTTCGCGGGATGGGGTGAACGAGGTGATGCAATGAAAAGAAACGGACTCAAATACTCTGGCTATGATCTTTCTGACGAGGCAATCAAAAGCGCAAAAGAGCGTTACAATGTGGACAACATCAAAGCAGATTCAAGGACTGTTGATGTGCCAGTCCATGATGGACTATTTACCTGTCCTCCTTACTGGGATGTTGAGGTCTATCAAGGAAACGGTCTAGACAAGGCTAAAAGCTGGAAGGCTTTCTTGAACGAATACCGTGACGTTTTAACCCGCTTTGCAGATAAGGCAGAACGTGGTTCCACCTATTGCATAGCTTCTGGAGATTGGCGGGACAAGGGAATCTATTACGACCTCACATTTCAAACTGAAACAATCTTGAAAGAACTTGGGTTCATTCCTCACGACAAGGTTATCATCTCAAGGTTAACAATTAGTAAGGTAAAAATCATGATCCCACAAGCCAAGAGACTTGGTTACACAGTGAAAGTTCACGAGACACTTTCTGTCTTTAAGAAGTCATAAGGCACTAAGCACCAGACTTCTTTTCTCTCATCGCTCGCCGGCGACCTTTAGCGGCAAGCGATTGGAACTTTTCCTTGCCGAGTTTTTTGCGACCGATTGATGCCGCGAGAGCAGCAGGGTCTTTGACACCTTTCTTCTCAAGAGAGCCGATAAGTTTTTCGTAACGGCCTCCACCACCAAGTTTCATTTTATCCATAAAATTACCATGCGGCGCACGACCAAAATTTAGGCGTTGTCTTGTCCTTTGCCTCTGAGCAGTTGTGTCGCGCGCGGAAATTCTTTCTACGACCGGGATTGTTCTTTTTGATGGTCATATCCGGGTCGCCGAACCTGACCTTCACAACATTGCCATTATCGTTCTTCACGTACACCGCGCTCTTCTTGCGCTCGCCAGGAGTGTAGAACGGTTTGTTGAGCGACACCTTCTTTCCTTGATAGGTGTTACCTTTTTTTGAGAGAGAGGTCATGGCTTGATCTTCGGAAATCCTTTAGCTGAATAGACCGAAATTTTCTTCTTCACTCTGTTGCGACGAGAAATGAGCGACTGCTTGGTCCTTTTATTAGAATCAAACGATTGCACAGGAGCAACGAATGGATCCGCAACGAAGTCGCTCATAAATTAGTAAATCTCCTTGCCGGTCTTGCGCCTCATTTCTTTAAGCTGTTTTTCTTCAGCCTGATTTTCTTCCATCTGCATCATTGTCCTGTCAGTTTCCAGTTTCAGCATCTTTGACCAGTTTCTATCAAACAAAGCAATCTGCTCTTTTGAAAGCTGGTCCATAGGGGTAGTGATAGTTTTGACGTAGTTTGGTGACCTGAGCAATCGACCAAGAGCAGATTCTCCAGAATCTCCGATTGCCTTCCTCAATTGCTGTCTCATAACAAAACCAGCAGCACCAATACCCAATCCTGTCACCGCGCCGCCTCCCGCTCCCAAGGTGCCAGAGAGCAAATAAGTNGATCCCAATGCTATTGCAGGAATTATTGATTTTGAAACAAGGCTACTTTTGTCTTGCGAGGCAGATGTCAATTGGTCGGCAATGGTGTTGATTTTTTCCACTCCACCAGGACCAAACAACTGATTTACCAAAGCGTTGTATTCGCCCGGTTTTTCACCGCCAGCAATCAACGCCTTCATCTTATTTGTGTCGATGGATTTTTTACCATCAATCAAAGACTCTTTTACAATTCTGCCAAGAACGATGTTCTGGGAATCTACCAAAAGGTCCGGCCTGTTGCTT